CTTATCTGGCATACTACCGTCTTTAGCTTCATTAAGTCCGGTTACATCTCTTATCATTTGTAAATAATAATTATAAGTTGTAATTAAAGACTGCATTTTACCACTACCAGAACCTGATTGTATTTCTTGTATAGGTATTTTACCAGGATTCATATCACCATCTTGAGTAAATGATCTACCTATAACACTACCAGTTTGAAAAAACATGTTTAAAGCTTCTTGCGGATTATAGTTTGTGCCATTACCTAAATCTATTTCAGCTAAACCATCAGCATCAAGATAAACACCGTCTGGCACCATACGAGACATTACTTGTTGTAACTTTAAATGAGTTAATTGTATCATATCTGCAAAACCAGTAATACGTTTTACTAATGACTCAATTTTACCTTTATACATACGTGGAGCCACTATAGCATAGTTCATTTTAACTTTAGTAAAGTCACTTTTAGGACGCATCATGTTTTTTGACATTTCCCATTTAAGTAATTTTTTTGTACCTAAAATTATAGCACCTTCATACAAACACTCTACAGATCTTTGTAGCTTAGCGTATTCACCTTCCATACCTGCTGGTGGATTAAACGTATCATCTTTTTGTAAAACTTTGTTTGCACCACTACCAGTTTCTTTTACTTTGTAAACTTCATTCATGTAGGTTTTGTAATTAAAATATAACACTTGAACTTTATTGTTATCTTCTTCGTTCATATTATAATTACTATTGTGATAATTAGCTTTGTGATAGCTTTTGTTTTTCACAATATCCTTTAAGTCTTCTTGAGTTAAATGTGGAAATTGTTTTACTAATTCATTTACTGGTATACTTTTTACTTCACCAACATAATATATATCATCAAAATAAGGTGACTCTGTGTACGAGTAAACTAAATCAGCTGGATCAACATAATCTACAGTAACTCCTTCTGAAGTGTTAAAGTTTGTTTTTACAGCACCTATACCTATTGTAGTAATGTCATAATAAAATCTTTTCTTTATTAATTCATAATCATTACCTTCTAACAAAACATTTAAAGCTTGTTCTTCTGCTAATTCAACAGCTTGCTTATATGTTAGTGACATGTGTAAGTCTAGTTCTTCTTTTGAGTCTGGTAAATCTTCTACACGGTTATCTAGTAAATTCATACCAAAAGCTGATTCTGTAAATTCACTAATTTTTTTAGTTCTCATATCAGAAAGTAAAGAATCCATATACTCTGTTCTTTTACTAACTCCAAAAGGATCTTGAGAATAAGCTTTAATATCGTACATACGTTCTGCTATACCATTTACAACAATATCAACAAATTTAGGTATAATAGGTACTGGTTTCCAGTCTAAATTTAAATAAGATAAATCACCATTAATAGATAATTCATCTTTATATTTTTGTATTGATTGTTCTCCTCTAGCGTATAATCTTAGTTTGTGAAAATCATTTTGATTACTTCTATATCTATTAGAACCTCTATCTGTATGAAACCACTCTGTCTCAATTGCCTGAGCAACTTTTAAACCATATTCATAGCTCATTTTTTCCAAGTCACTTACGACTTGGCTTGGAAAATAATTATTTATAACAGACTCTGCCATATTTATTTTTTAATTAATTTAGATGTATTACCTTTGTTCGTGTATCTAGCAATACTTATATTTAGTTTAGGTTTTTCTACTTTAGCGTTTGGTCTATACAAATGTCTATTGTTTGCCATGATAGCAAGACCAGAACTAATTGAAGCATCATGTTTAGTTCTTTTGTTTATATCAAACTTTGCCCAATCATTTAACAACTCGTTAAAATAACAACTACCATAAACACCATCTGTACTTAAACCTACGTGATCTTGTATATACATTTCAATAGCAGCAGCATGAGCTTGTTTTATATCTTCACTTGAGTTTGGTATACCACCTACTTCTTTTTCTGCTACAGATAATTTATTCCATATTTTATCTGGTCTATTCATACTAAAACCTCTATAACCACGTCTTCGTAAATAATACAATAAACGAGGTTTGTTGTTTTCTGCAAGTAAAGGCATACCGTAAAAAGCTAATGCCATTAAAACATCTTCAAAAAACATTTCTGCAGTTTGTGGTCTAGCTAAGTATTCTAAGAAAAATTGATTAGCAGGCGCGTCTTCCATACTAAACTTAGTTAAACCGTGTAAAGCTCCTTTTGATCCTTGACCATCTACAGTTCCTGATATATCATAACTATCACAACCAAAAGCCCCCATGTGTTCATTACCAGGATATTTTATACCGTTTTTTATTATAACTTTATTTTGAAGATTTGCTGGTGGTACCCAACTTGTTTTAAATCTACCTTTTGGATCTGGATAATAAATTACTTGTGTATCTTTTATACCGTTTACCCATTGGAAATTACCTGTTGTAATGCCTAATGTTCTAGACATTTCTTCGTTATAATCTATTTGTTCGTATATTTTTACTAAGTTAAATATACTATTTTTTGTTTCATCTCTAAACGCGTGCTCTTCAGTACGTGGAAATTGTCTGTAAAATTCGTTTAACGCGTCTTGATCTTGTTTTAAACCATCAGCTTCGTTTTGCCAGCTATCTACAACACCTATATCTATTAACTCTCCTTGTGGGTCGAAGACATCATAATCTGGAGTATCAAAGACTGGGCTTCCGTGCTCATCAATAAATCCTTCGTAGTTCCACTCCATTGGGATAAAAAGAGAATATAAGCCAGACGCTGTTTGTCCATTTCTGTTTCGCTTCGTAACATCGGATGCATTGTATAGTTTTTTAAAGTTATCTCCTCCTTTGTCTAAGGCATTAGAAGTTGAGCCCATCATACATTTACCAATAATTCTACTACCTAATCTTAAACACGTTTTTGTAACACGCCAGTTGTTTAATATATTATCAGGTCTTTCCCACTTACCACTTTCATCGTGTACTAGCAGCTGTAACTTTTCTCCATCATAACTGTTATCACCTGTATTTTTCCAATCAATAGTAGTATCAAGTCCAACCAAGTCTTCCTGCTTTTCATTAGTAGTAATTTTTTTACGCGTGAACTTACTTGCAGGAACTCTATAAGCAAGCTCAGACTTAGGTCTGTCCATACCGTCTTGAATCGGTTTGAAAAAGAACGGGTAGTTGACTGATATTGGTACAACTTTGTCTGTAAACATTTTTTTAGCATCTGCACCTGTTTTAGATAATATACCAAATCTACTATCACTTGCTAACGTAGCTTGGTTAACTGTTTCTGCTGAAGACATAAAAGAAAAACCAGATCGTCTGTTTTTAAGGTAACACATACCATAACATCTTTTATCTGCTTTACATGCTTCCCAAAATATATAAAATATTCTATTTGCTTCTCTAAAGTCTGGTGCACCTACATCTATTTTACTCCATTGTAAATACATGTAATGCGTGCCTGTTATATATGTTGATGTGCCGTTGTTGTTAAACCAGAAACCTTCTTCTCTTCTTTTAAACTCTTCGTCTATATAATCAAACCACTGTGACTTTTTTTCTTCAGGATATGCTCTCCAGTCAAATATACTTTTTAGTCTACTTAATTCTTTTGGATATTCAAATTGTTGCCACTTTTTTACTTCGTTGGAGTGCACTTGCACTGGTTCCATTGGCAAAGCAATTTGCAACCCTTGGATTTCAATGATCTGCCCAATTCTACCAGTTTTTGATATGACAACGATATTGTTTTCTTTATTATATCCATATTCCCATTTTTTATTTTTGTTAAGTCTTTTTATTGTATTAAGCTTAACAGGTTCAACTATTTTTACTAAATTTTGCTCGTACATCACTTTGATCTACCTTCTGCAAAGCCCTTAAAGACTTTAATTTTTTCTTCAGTTTCTCTACCTTCAAGTATATTCTCTTCTTCTTGTATTCTGTTTAATATTTCAAAAGCATCAAATATAGCTAATTTTTTTGTTGCTGCAGCATTTTTTAATCTGTCAGCTGATATATCATCATCACTATCAACAATA